CTCTGAAAGCAGCAGCTATGGCAACTTTGCGGAGGGCAAGAAAAAGGCCGTGGAGATTACCGGTATGTGGGGGTTCTCTAGTGTGCCCGAGCCGGTCAAACAGGCTGCGATTATTCAGACATGCCGGATATATCGGTTGTCACAGTCAGGATACGGCACTGAAATAGGCACGCCGGAGATTGGCGTCAGTACGGTTTATCAGGGGCTTTCGTCTGACGCAAGGCGACTGCTGGCACCATTCGTCAGGCTTGCGTTCGGGTGATGTATGATAGAGGTAAAGACCAAAGGGCTAGAAGAATTGCAGAGAGACCTGAATCACCTTGCAGCGAAGGTTGAACCGAGGGCCCTCGTAAATATCCTGCGAGAAGAGGCCCGTTCGTTCCGGCAGAAACTTCTCCCAAGAGTACCAATAGGGCCAACTGGTAATCTTCGCAGGGGGGCCCGTTACTGGACGCCGCGAATCAATACCAGACACCCTGACGCAATGGCGCGCTCTGGTATGTACCTCAAAATAGCTCCCCATGCCAACATCGTGGAATACGGCACGGTCGAGCGCTATACCACAACAGGGGCATATCGCGGCGTGATGCCAGCGCGTTACTTCTTCTCTCCGCTGGCGCAACAGGAGATGCCAAGTATTCTATCCCGTATCATCAAGCGCATTTATGAAATAGTTGGCAAGGAGTGGAGATGAGCGTTGAAGCTATTGGTAGCGGTATCAAGACAAACCTCAGCAACATAACGAGCCTCAGTCGTGTCTACGCGCCAAACGAGATGCCGAATCAAATCAACGAGTTCCCGTGTGCCGTGATTCAACACGTAGGAACGGAATATGGACTGACGATGGGCGGCGCGCTGGACAAGCACGACTTCCGCATTGTCGTGTTCATTACGAATCAAGATACGCCATCAGCTTTCAACAGGTTGCTGGACTTCTTAGATTCAACCGGCGACGACTCTATAGTACAAGCGATACGAGACGACGTGACATTGAACGGCAGTGCATCTGATGTCACTATCATTGGTAATACGGGCCAGTCTATTATTACATGGGCTGGCGTCCAATATCTCGGCACCGAATTCAATCTGGAGGTCTACGAGTGAGCCTCAAAGCAGGACGTAACGGACAATTATTCCTAGCCGAGTATGACCTTTCGGGCTCGGCTAACAAATACGAGATAACGTTCAGCCGCGAATTGATAGATGGCACGACTTTCACCAGTTCGGGTCGTAAATATCACCCAGTATTGCACCGCGACAGCTTCAGCTTTGATGGATTCTACGACGGCACGGCGGACATCCACACCGAGCTGGAAGCGCTGAGGACTGCGACGAGCACTCACTTGTGTTCGCTGGTCGTAGGTACGTCGCAGGGGAATGATGCCGTATCAGGACAAGGCGTCTGGCTGGAGCAATACCCACTAGAGGTCTCTGTGGCAGACCTGCTGCGTGCATCATGTACGTTCGTATTCGAGAATGTCGCCCGCGCGGGCTACCTGTTGCATCCCAAGGCCACTCGCACGTCGGACGGCAACGGCATCGGAAATGATGACGGGTCGAGTTCGTCGAATGGTGCCGAGGCATATTTGCACGTGTTCAGTTGCGATGTCCCCGACCTTGTTATCAAGGTTCAACACGATTCTGATTCGGAGTTTGCTACAGCGGCGGACTTGATAACGTTCACCACGGTCACTGGAGCAACATCAGAACGAAAGACTGCTACCGGTATGGTCAATAGATATGTCCGCGTGACATGGTCTGGAACATGGACGGGCGATAAATCAGCGTCGTTTGCCGTGGTATTCGCGCGGTTATAATATTTATGGAGGTTATCAAATGAGTTTGAAGGCTGGAAACAATGCGGTACTGAAACTGACAGACAACGGAGACTCTGAGCGCGACCTGTCATCCTATGTGAGGTCTATCACACTCGACCTCAAGGGGCACGAGCTAGTCGATGTGACGTGCATGGGTAGTTCGGGGCACAAGTGGGCATCAGACGAGTTGGAGAATGCTTCCTTCACGGTAGAGTTCATCTACGACAGCGGCTCCAACACGGTCTGGGATACGCTATGCGGAGCAAGTGTGGGCCTGCGCACGGCGACGGCCGCCAAGGCGTTTGAGATTGGCCCGCAAGGGTCGTCCAGCGGCGACCCGAAATTGAGCGGCAACTGTTGGCTCGAAGACTTCTCGATGCCGGTCGAGGTCGGCAGCAGGATAACGGTTTCTGCCACGTTCCGCGTCGATGGGGCTGTTACTGTCGGGAGCTACACGTAAGATAGGTATATAGCATATGGAGTTTGAATATGGCAATTACTGCTGGGAGTTGCACATGAGAGTAGGAATACGGCGTATTGAGTTTGAGTACAATGGGCAGGATGCATGGGTCGAGTTTCGTAAACCATCGGCCAAAGCGCTTTTGGACTTTAGTCAGCAAATGACAGATGCTGATGAGGAGACCGCTGTCAAAATTGCACATAAGTTCCTAAACGATATTATCATCGCATGGAACTTTGAGGACACACGAGGACACGACCTAAAGGTCAACAAGAAGAATATCCAAGCATTACCCGCCGACCTGTTTGTGATTATTATCAAGCGGATTAAGGAGGTACTCACTGAAATCCCTTTAGCGCTCAAAAACAACTCGACCGCGCAATCGTAATAGGCGACACGCCGCCGCCGTACGAATACATTCTGGCCGAGTTGTGCAGGACGTTCCACTGTTTACCATCAGAGATAGAACGCGAGCCTGCCGACGTATTGCGCTACGCGGCATTATTGGTTCGCGCTGACAACCTTCGGATGAAAGAGGCCCAGCGGCAGGCCAAGAGGCGATAATGGCAAAAGGTAAAGTTCAAATAGACATCACCGCCAAGGATGAAGCTTCCAAGAAGCTCAAGAGCATAGGCGACCAAGGGTTACAGCTCAAGACTGTAATGAAGAATGTGGCCGTTGCTGCGGCCGCCGCTGCTGCCGCCATATCAGCCGCCCTTGGCAAGATGCTCTATGACTGGACTAGGGCCGGCGACGAGATTGCCAAGACCGCCAAAAGAATGGGTTGGAGCACTGAGGCTGTCTCCGAGATGGCCTACGCCGCACGCATATCCGGCGCCGAGCTAAAGGACGTAGAGACCGCAACAAAGCGCCTCTCGAAGGCTGTTGTTGATGCAAGTGCAGGCCTCGCCACCTATGTAAGGGCATTCGACAGGATTGGTCTGAGCGCTGAGGACTTGCTAGGACTATCTCCAGAGGAACAATTCTGGGCGGTAGCACAGGCAATAGCGGCGATTGATGACCAAGCTATACGGACGGCCACGGCAATGGACCTGTTTGGCAGGTCCGGCACCAATCTGTTTCCGTTGCTAGAGGAAGGGGCAGAGGGAATAGCCGAGCTGCGCGACCGTGCGCGCGAGATGGGCATCGTGTTTGATGAGGAAGCCGCCGCCAACGCCGAGAAATTGAATGACGCCATGACTGACATGAAGGCGGCAGTCGATGGGTTGAAATATGCCGTAGCTGAACAGTTGGCCCCAGCGCTGACAGAGTTGATACAAAACACCATCGTTCCAGCAATTCAAGACTTGCGCGATTTCCTGAAGGAAAATGACAACCTTGTTCAGGCGTTCATAGCACTAGCTAACTTGGCACTGAACGTCGCGGCGGCCATTGGGCGTGTAGTACAGGCATTGCTGGACTTGGGTGAGTGGTTCGGCAAACACAAGGCCTTGTGGGATATTTTATCGCATATCTCGCCTGCCATATTCTGGCCCAAGGGAATGCAGGAAAAGTTATTTGGCCCCAAAACCAGCGGCCCGGGCCTTCTCCCGGGATTAGAGGAACAATACGGCGCGCAGGCGCGACTCCTGATGGCGCAAGGGGCAACGTCTAATGTCAACGTGACTGTCAACAGCCAGATAATGACCGACGAAGCATTGAGGGAAATCTGGAAGCAACTGGAACCGTACATGCAGGAGAGCCAACGACGCACGACGTTCCCGCACGTCAATACGGCTGGTTATTATCAGGGGAGTAGCGCGCGGTGAGCACGTCTATTGAATTGAAAGTCGATTGGGAGGCGACCGACTGGACAGTCGCGCCCGACTACTCGCAGGACATTGACGACATTTCTGATTACCTCATGGAGTATGACATAGACCGTGGGCAGAAGGTCGAGCAGGGGAATGCGCCTGCGGGCGTCGCGACTTTCACACTAAATAATTCCGATGGCAGGTTCAGCCCCACCAATTCGTCTAGCCCCTTGTATGGTTACATCCGTCCCTGGTTGCCGATACGGCTACGCGCCACGGTCAACACATCGACATATACAGTCTATACAGGGTTCATTTCCCGCATCTTGTGTTTCCCTAGCTCCCGCAAGCAGATAGCAATGTTTTATTGTACAGACGGCATGGACTTATTGGCACGGAACATGGTCACGCAGGATGAATCAACTACCAGCACCGCAGCGACGGATGGCGACGCAGTCGGGTATGTGCTGGACGCAGCGGGATGGCCTGCATCGCGTAGGAACCTCGCAACCGATGGTGGCGATATTGCCAATTATCCAATGACGGTGGAGTATTAGATGGCAACAGTTATACGGACTCTCTCCGAGTTGCAGGACATGAATCTTGACCTCGATGGAGAGTATGAACTCGGCAACAGCATCGATGCCTCTGAGACTTCAACGTGGAACGGCGGCGCGGGCTTCGAGCCTATAGGTAGCAGTACCACGCCGTTCCAAGGAAAGTTTGATGGCAAGGGTTACACGATTACAGGGCTGTTTATCAACCGGCCCACGACTAATTATGTTGGCCTGTTCGGTTATGTGAAGTGCGACGAAACATACACCGATGTCTACGTGAAGAATGTCACGCTTGAATCTGTGGACATCACGGGACAAAACCACGTTGGTGGGGCAATTGGGAGGGCTATAACAGACGGTTCAGAGAGCGCCAAGCAGACATACTCTGAGATTCACATCACAGGTACGGTAGAGGGCAATGATTACGTTGGTGGTGTATTCGGCAGCATAAGCGGCGATTGGTCTTACGACACGGGCTCGCTAGTTGACAAGTGCACGTCAAGTTGCACGGTGACGGCCTTGGACGATAAGGCGGGCGGCTTCGTTGGGTCCGTCAGTTACTTGGCGATAGAGCGCTGTCGTGCAAGCGGCGCGGTGTCAGGAGACAGTTACGTTGGCGGCTTTGGCGGCGATATAACGTCATGGACATATAGTCGCATCCGCAAATGCGGCGCAACTGGGAATGTCACATGTACAGGCACGTCGAATGCTGGGGGGTTTGGTGGGGCAATGTCAGGCATAGGCGATGCTGCCGCAAATGCCCTTTTTGAGGATTGTTATGCTCAAGGTAACGTTAGTGGCGACCAGAATGTCGGAGGGTTTGTCGGGGGTCTGAATTATCTTGAGTATTTCAAGAACTGTTACTCAACGGGGCATGTCACGGGGAACACCAATGTAGGTGGCTTCGTTGGATATGACAGTAGTGGTGTCTACAAGGGGTGTTGTTGGGACACAGAAACATCAGGAACGGAAACCGCCTGCGGCTCCGGCGCGGTAACCGGCGTTACGGGATATACGACCGAGGAGCTTCAGAGCGTTGCGGTTATTCAGGGTGAAGGTTGGGCAATCGGCAGAACGTGGAACGTGACGGCTGGCTGCAATTCTGGCTACCCATGTCTCATCGGCGTCAATCCCTGTTGTGTGGTGCGAATGGCGGCAGACCCTACCATTGCCAAGACCCGCCCGTCACTGGAGCTAATCCGCAACATCGAGGTTCAGTGCGACGGCAGGTGTAGAAGTGGCTAACCATACCATCATAGATACGGCGGCGGATATTCGCTACGAATACGATGACCGGTTTATCTACAATGACATCCGTTCATCAATAGGTGTCATGAAGGCGGAGACAGTCGTCGATGCCGACGCCCAATACGAATGGCTGGTATGGCGCAAGTTTCATGCCTTACCACAACCGGGATACACAACCTTCGCGTACTTCGAGGCAACGGCAGCCGAACCACTGGCGTGGCGGCTAGAGGATGTCAGTGCGACGGATACGTCATATCAGCCCTATTCCGACTTCCAAGCCGACCTGATTGACACGAATCAGGAGAACGTCAAGGCGGTTCGTATCACGAACACGGGTTCCAGCGCGGGTTATATCTCCTACGTGGTCAAGTACAGGTATCTGGCGTCTGAAGAGATTACGCATCAAGAGACTGTGTACGACACTCTCATGGTGCGGGCCGTGGATGAGGACTCAATACGCAAATACGGGCGGCGGACCATGAACCTCGTCTGGCCGACAGGTGCCTCTCAATCACAAGCTCAAAGCTTGGTGGACCGTGCTGTCGCCAAATACGCAGAACCTGTACCTCGGCTCGTCGTACAACTGAAAGGGTCGGATGACTCCATGCGGGAGACCATCTTCAGTGCCGAAATATCGGACACGGTGAGCGTTGTCTGCACCAACCTTGGCCTCAACGACGAATTCTACATTGATTCTATCGCGATTCATGGGGCAGTTGATGGGATACCAACTGCAACGTGGGGGCTGACTGATAAGCATCCTACTGAGGAATATTCTATCTTTGTGCTCGACTTGAGCCTGTTAGATGGCGACGATAGACTAGGATAGGTGACATATTATGGGTTGGACAACACCAAAAACGTACCCGACGTTTACAAAATTGACAGCCGCAGAGCTAAACACATACCAGCGCGACAATTTGAATTTCTTGAAGGCGAATATCGTCTGGGGCTCCGCATCGGAATTGACAATCTCGTCTGGGGCCATCACCGTTGCGCAGTCACATCACCGGATAGATACAGAATCGGACGCGGCGAGTGATGACTTGGACACCATCAACGGAGGCTCCGAGGGGCAGGTTATCGCCATACGCGCCGAGCATGCCGACCGAACGGTCATATTGAAGGATGGCACTGGCAATTTGGATTTGGGCGGAGATGTCTACCTCACAGATACCGACCAGTACGTGATTCTCATATATGACGGGGCTAGCTGGCAGCCCGTCGCGGTACCGAACATAACCCACACTATTCTGGCCAACACGTTCCAGTATCCCGATACGACAGCATGGGTGCCGACAATAACCGGCGCGTACTTACCTGCTAGCAAGACGGGCGAAAAGGTCTGGCTACCACTCTCGCTGAACATAGGTGACCAGATAGTCTCGTATAAGCTGGTCGGTGATGTCGTCGAGACGACGGCCGCAAC